GAATCTTTTTGAAGTAATCAGACTCTTAAAGCGCTAAATACTGATATAATGAGTATATGCCATATCGTGTAGGTGCTAAAGGGTCATTCGGTTGTTCAGGCTATCCTGCTTTAAAAGAGGGTACAAATGAAGTTATGGGCTGTCATAAGACTCGTAGCGAAGCAGCAGCACAAATTTATGCAATTAATCGCTCTGAAGGTAACATAGATAAATCTATGCATGTTATTAAAGAGGGTGATTTTGTTATGGGTATGACTTCTGAAGGCATTGTTCATGGAGTTGTTGAACACATTATGATTGAAGGTGGAACTTTGGGAACCCCTGGATCAAGATATGCACTTCAATCTATGCCACCAGATAATCCAGCAATGTCTGTAAGAGTTTATAAAGAAGAAGATGATGGCTGGGAGCCAACCGCATATAGTATTGGAATGATGTACATGGAAGCAGAAGTTGTAAATATGGAAACTCACACAATGGAAGAAGAATCTGAAATGGAAGATAAAACTAGTTCTGTTAATAAATCAGATGATTCTTATCATTCAGATAATGAAGAAGAAGATAAATGGGACAACATGGCAAAAGCCTGTTGGGCTGGGTATGAACAACGTGGAATGAAAGACAAAGGTGGGCGTATGGTTCCTAATTGTGTTCCCGTTGGAAAAACATACAATATGGATGATGAAATAGAAAAAGCAAAATCGGTTTCTATTGGAGATCACGTAACATTTGCAGTTCCAAAACCACCAGATAAAACAGAATCTGCACACGGAGTTGTAGAAAGAGTAGAGCGTTCTGGCACGGTAAAACTTCCTGGAACTAATGAAAGTGTTGAGGCTTCTTCAGACAATCCAGTAGCAGTAGTTAGAGTTTATGCAACCAATGAAAATGGTAAAAGAACTAGGACTGATAGACGTGTTGTAAAACCTTTTAGTTCTTTAAGAGTTTCTTCTGAACCAATTGATAATGAAAAAATGTATGATATGGATGATGAAATTGAAAAGGTATCTGCAGCAAGGCTGCAAGAACTAGCAGACGCTTATAATAAAAATAAAGAGGGTGATAAAAGAATTACAGTAGGAGCACTAAGACAAGTCTATAATCGTGGCATTGGAGCATACAGAACTAACCCTTCATCAGTGCGTGGAAGCGTTTCTAGTGCAGAGCAATGGGCTATGGGAAGAGTAAATGCTTTTATGGCTGGACTTCGTGGAAGATTCCCAAGAAAACCTTTTGATTTAGATTTATTTCCAAAAGGTCATCCAAGATCTACTAAAAAATCTTTGTTTGAAGATTTTGCAAAAGATGTAAACAAGCCAGAAAGAGTTACAAAACTTTTTAAGGATGACGATACACAAAACAATGTTAATAAAGGTTGGGACGGATCTGTATTTGATTTAAATCCGTTTAAAAAATAATGGCAAACAGATCTTCTGCTTCTTATTATTCAAATCACGGATTCAATCCAATGCAAATTAAAAATGGCAGAATTGTTCGTTTAAGAAAAGACGGTAGCATTAAAGCAGACTTAGGTCCACACAAACAAAAACAAAGTAAGGGAACAACTAATGGCTGAAGATACATACACACCTACATCTGGCATGAAGGCTGCTGCTCGTCGTGCATTAAAATGGAAAGAAGACGGTAAGGCAACAGGTGCTGGAACTCCAGTAGGCTGGGGCAGAGCAACAGATATAGTTGCTGGTAGACCAATGTCTCTTAGTACAGTTAAAAGAATGTTTTCTTTTTTTTCTCGTCATGAAGTAGATAAAAAAGGTAAAGGGTTTTATGATGGTCCAGAGTTTCCTTCTAATGGAAGAATTATGTGGGAGGCATGGGGTGGAGATGCAGGGTTTTCATGGAGCCGTGCAATTGTAGAAAGAGAAAAAAAGAAAGTAGAAAAGGCTTGGATAGGTAGTCCATTTAGTTTAAGAAAGGGGTAGAAAGTGGAAGATTTGGGTGTTGAAGAACTAAAACAATTGATTAATTATTATAAACAGAGGTCATCAGATCTTGAGTTTAGCGTATTGCAACTACAAATGAAGTTAAATAAAATTATTTCTCTTCAGGAATCAAAACCAGCAACGAAAACTGTTGTAGAAAAAAAATAACATTTAAGCAATAGGAGAAATATGCAAGAGTTAATTGCAGTAGCCTTGACATTGCCTATTGCTTGGGCTATAATTAAAGTAATAAAGAAAAGGGCTAGAAAGAATTTTTCAAAAACCTTGTATCGTCAAAGCGATATACATAGTTTATTAAAATATTTTTTTTCTATCAAGTTATTAAACGAAGATGAACGCCCTTCTCAGTTGACAAAACGCAAACAAAAGAGTATGATTAAAGTTATATTCTTAGATAGCCAGGCATACTGGGTATCTGATAATACGTTTTATGTTGCAGAGGCAGTAAATGGTGAAATTCAAAAACACACCGTAAAGCCAGTAAACACAAACGGATTATCAAAAGGAGATCTTGACAAAATGCTATTCATTCTGGATAGCCTAAAGAACGGAAATAAAAATGATAGTGGCAGTACAGGGAACGAACGATTTTGATGATTACAACATCTTCATTCGTGCTATGGGTGTTGCCTTGTCTACAATGCAGGAAAATGATAAAGAGTTCGTAATATACTCTGTTGGACCTGCAAAAATAAATTCTTTTGTTTCTGAGTTTTGTAATTTATCAGAACGTGGAATGAAAGCAAGAGGTCGTAAGATTAAGTTTTATAAAGTAGCATCATCTTGGCTAGAAGAAAACATGGAAGCAGTTAACTACTTTGCATTTCTTTCTAAACCAAAACAACCTAACTCAAAATTAGTTGCTGTTGCTGAATTTAAAAATATAGAAGTAGGAATTTTTAGATACTAGGGGGAAGTATGATAATTAATAAACTAGAAACAATGGAAAAAATAGTTGCATCTAACTATATGCTTGATTGGGTTGGTTGGGATGTTGCAGAACGTAAAAAAACAGAGGCTGGTAGAACTGCAGTCAATGGTGTAAGAGTCAAAGGTCAGTGGTACACACAACGAGTATTTAAACTGAATCGTAATGGCTGGGATATTCCTAATAGATATAAGATGTAGGTGCTTAAATGAAGCAGCACTTATGGAAAGACAATGCCGCTTGCCTGGGTCTTGAGAATAACTTATTTTTTGACAAATACGAAGAAGATGTAAATGTTAGACCAACTGTAGACTCTATCTGTAATTCTTGTCCAGTTAAAAAAACATGTTTTGCTGTTGGTATTTCTAATAAGGAATGGGGAGTTTGGGGTGGTATTTATTTAGAAGGTGGAGACATATCAAGAGAGTTCAATAATCATAGAAACAAAGATGGTTGGGCAAAAACTTGGCAGTCTCTTACTATGGAGAAATAAATGTATACAAACGATATGCGTAGAGCCTTTCATTCTATTCTTCCTCCAAAAGGATTTAAGGTTCAGGTTATTGACAACGAACACTTTCTTACGATAAAATTAAATGAACGACAATTTGCTACTATGGTTCATGATGAAAAAATAGAAGCGTTAAAATATGTTGTTCAAGTAAAGAAGGCTTTAGAAATGAATGGAGCAATTGTGCTAGTAACTAGGGAGCCACTAAAATAATGCAAACCTTTTTACCTTACAAAAATTACGATCAGTGTGCAGAAATACTAGATAATAAAAGATTAAATAAACAGATATTAGAAGCCTATCAAATACTTAAAGTCTTATCTGGTCAATCTCCTTCAGGTGCTTGGCGCAATCATCCAGCGGTATTGATGTGGAAGAATGCTGAGTATTCACTCAAGACATACGCTAAAACCATGATTAAAGAGGCTAAGGCAAGGGGTATTAAGACAGACAAGAACGAGTCCAATATAGACGCTCTAGAGGCTATCTGTGGCGAAATTTGGGGTACTCAGAAGCCTTTCTGGGCAACATCATCAAGCCCACACATAAATCGTATTAATATTACCCATAGGGCTAACCTGTATCGTAAAGACCCTATCTACTATGCTGAGTTCTACAAAGACACTACTAGTGAGTATAATAAGCCTTGTTGTGATAAGTGCTTATATTATTGGGTAACTCACGCTACCCGCTCAGTTTGACAATCTCAGGATAAGCGAGTACAATTATAGACATGGAGGTATTCTTGAATAACATTATTGTTATAATCCTTGCTACATTTACTTTATCTTTTGCTATCGCCTATATGTCTGTCTTACACAGAATGTCTAAACTAACACAAGAATTCTCTAAACTATTTATATCCCATAAATCTTTGCAAGACTTTGTTGAAAAGAATAACTTTGAATTTAAAAACGATAACGATGTACACAAAGAAAATTTTATTAAATTTCTTTCAGACTCTAGAGACTGGGCATTTACATACATTGAAGATGTTCAAAAAGGTTTAGAAAAATTTATATCAAACGTAGAGCCAGAAATTGTTAATTTTGATGAGAACAGTTCTACATATGAAGGAACCGAATATCACAATCTTATGAAAAGAATTTCTGAAGAATATAAAGAATTAAAGAAACTTATGCCAACAGATACAATAAGTAAAGATGCTTGATTTAAGGGGAATTCCAACCTGCACATGTCCAGAGTGTGGTGGCACTCTTTTTAGGGCTTTAGTTGGTTTTGATCCAGCAACATACACAATTTCTAACTATCATTTAGATATTCAATGCAATGAGTGTGGGGCTTTAGCAACTGCTCCAACACCAGTAGATCATCCAACAAATCCAAGTGACGATATGGGTTTTAAAGAATGAAAGATATTCTGTTATCAACTATAACAGGTTTTGGGTGCGGTGTCGTGTTCGCAGCATTCAAATTGCCAGTGCCAGCACCACCAGTTTTTGCGGGAGTCGCAGGAATTGTTGGACTATGGCTTGGCTTTACAATACTAACACAAATTATATCCTAGGAGGAATAATGGAAAAACTAATAAACGATAAGACAAAGGCAATGCTAGCATCATATGGTCGCTCAGTTCTTGCATCAGGTCTTGCACTATATATGGCTGGCGTAACAGATCCAAAAGATCTATGGGCAGCACTTGTAGCAGCGATTGCACCTGTTGCATTAAGAGCAATTAATCCAAACGACAAAGCATTTGGCGTATTGCCTGATGCTGCTGAAGTTGCAAAGGCTCTTAAGTCTGCAAAGGC